ACAGAACCTGCAAGGTGGGTCTGGAAACGATTGAAGCTCCTTGAAGATGCGGTCATGGTATACAAGCTTACTCGAAGTCCAAGTCGGTATTTGTTCACTATTGATGTCTCTAATATGAGTACACAGCAAGCGGAGCGCAAATTACAAGAGGCCAAACAACGGCTCAAGAAACGTAAGTTCATTAATCCGGAAACAGGCAAGCCTGATTTCAGATATTCGCCATTGGCTATGGATGAAGACTTTTTCGTGGGAAGCAGGGACGGAAAAGAGCAAACCAGGGTGGATACTCTGAATGGACCTGCATATCAGCAAGTGGAAGATGTAGAGTACTTTTTGAACAAGCTTTATGCTGCGCTGAAAGTGCCAAGGGCTTATCTTGGGTATGATGAGAACATGCCGAGCAAGGCTACTTTGAGCCAAGAGGATGTTCGTTTTGCGATGACAATCTTGCGTATCCAAAATGAGATTAGAACGGGTCTTCACAAGATAGGTCGTGTGCATTTAGCTTCCAGAAACATCGACCCTGCATCGGTTGATTTCAAGATAGCCATGACAGTGCCCAGTGCTATTTTTGAATTGGGTCAAATGGAGGTTCGTAGGGCACGTGCTGATCTTGCATCACAAATGGAAAGGCACGTATCGTTGTACTGGTTGTTGAGCAATGTGTATGCATTATCGGATGATGAGATTACACAGATTATGAAGCAGAAAGAAGATGAGACAAAGAAGGCTCAATCGATGGGCGGAGGCGGCGGTTTTGAAAGCCTCATTTATGGACCTGGTAGTTCATCTTCGACGGGTTATATTTCCGAGCGTGAGTTGTTCAAGGGGAACAAAGAACATGAGAAACGCATGGAAGATATTGTGAAGCGAGCAATGGAATCTCAGGACTCAAGAATGGGTCTTCGACTAAGACAAACCGAGTACTTTCTCCGCGAATTATTACATGCTCTTCAAAATAAAAGAGCGGCTTAATTATCACTTCGAAAATCTTCACCTCGTAAAATAGAAGTAGAGTGGAAGTACAATGGACGTATACTTCCAACTTTTTTTATGTAATCGCTACAATTAATTGACATGTAAGTAATTTCATCGAGTATAGAGATATAGATAGCTCGAATCATGACATTGGAGACAAGATGAAACACGCACATGATCGGATGATGTTCGAAGCAAAGGAACTCCAAAAGCTAGTTGAGAATTCATATGAAGATTTAATGACCAAAGTGGATAATGCGATTGCTGAAAGCGAGGATGTTTTTGGCAAGGATGCAACGTTGCTGGCGACCTATCCGAATCGTGCGATTGTGATTAACGAAAACGGAAAAGTGTTTGCAGTTGATTATGTGGTAGGTCACGGTCATGTGAAGTTCGGAAATAAGAAAGAGCTGAGTGTTCCAACTATCAATCAAGACAACATTGCCAAGAAAGCAGTCGATAGTTTCTTTGATGGAAATTCCCTTGCGGAAGGTCTCAAAGGATTAGCTTCAAGCTCGTTTGTAAAACAACCGACGCCTTTGGAAGAGGTAAGTACCAAGCTGGATATTTTATTTTCAGGCGGTATGTTGTGGCGCGGGTTTGTGAAAGACAATCCTTCCCAAATGGCGCAATTTGCATTTGACCCTAAGTTCGGAACTCCGAAGATAGAGGTCGAGGCAAAGTTCGATCAGCTATACGACGGCATGACAGAGGATGAAGAGCTAGAGGTAAACAGGGAAGAGGTGGTGGCTTCATTAACGAAGGTCTCAGAGCGTTTGAATAAGCTCTTTGCCAAGGTTCGAGAATCATACAAAGCCTATAAGAACAACCTTCCTAGTGACAAAACTGAAGATGAAAGTGCAGTTCTAAAACATTTCGAATCGTTCTCAGAGGATTATATCGAAGATCTCGAAAGGGTGTTCGAGTTTGTTTCTGAGTCCGTACAGGATAGTGAATCAAATTGTGTGGCTTGTTTAGCTTTCGTTCATGACGAAGTTGCCAAGCGAGTTACTGAGCTGGAATTGGGCGAGAGGTTGATACGTAAAGTTTCAACCGAGTTTGCACAACAGTAGTGCGGCTTAGAGGAGGTTTTATATGGGAGTTAGGACGCTGAAGGAAGACTTCCAAAGAATGGGTCTTAACGAAGAGCTTGCTGAAGATTCCGTTACCGCGTTGTTCGGTGACACGAGTGGTGGCGAGTTGGATGAAGACCAGGATGATGACGATGTGTTGAGTGTCGTCGAGTCGTACAAGGGTGTCAGAAATCGTGCCGGTGTACCCAAAATCAAAACCAAGAAAACGGGTGCCAAGTACGGATATGATGCCATTCACGATCATGCGATTGACTCTGCCAAACCTCCAACGGGCAAAGGCAATGAGTATCGACTTGGCGAAGATGAAGATGAAGACGATGATGATGACATGAGCGAGGATGCATTGGCTGTATTGGAGGCTTACAAGTACGAGAAGAAACGGAAAGTTCCTTCCTCGGAAAAAGCCCGTGGCAGACAAAAGCGTAGATCTGGGCCAGGCAAAGTAGCCGCGAGGAGATCTGCGAAGAAAGCAGCTCTGCCTATGAATGTGGCCAAGAGAAAGAAAAGACAGGCAAAGATGCCGCCAGCCAAGAAGGGCTACAGGCGCGTACAGTCGTGGTTCAATTACGACGGGGAAGGTGATGAAATGCGAGAAGACATCCTTGAAAACCTGAGTATTTTGGCGGAAGCAATCGACAAAGATCCAACCGATAGGTTCAATGAGTTTGTCGAAGCTTTCAATCACATCGCGGACATCGGTGAGATTCTTACCCTCCGTTACCATGAGATGGGTGAAGAAGACATGGCCGAGGATGCGATTCAGCTCGCCACAAGTGCCGAGGGTATCCTTGAGCAAATGGAAGAGTTGGGTGGAGCATTGACCCTCGAAGCGGATGCAGCTCTTGAGCAAGCGTTGGCCGAGGCAATGGAAGACACGGCAGAGTACATGTCGGACTTTGAAGAGCTTGCCGAAGAGTACGAGGATCTTGATGAAGAGGACTTCGACGAAGATGAGGATGATGAGCCAAGTGACATCCTTTCGGCTGCTCGACGGATTGCTGAGGCTGCGAAAGTGGCGAAGGGCAAAGGCCGTCTAAAAGGCAAAGCCAAAAAGGGCAAAGGCAAGAAGAAAAAGAAAAAAGCCAAAATGGGTCAGATCAAAAAGAAGACCTCGAAGCTTTCCAAATTCGAGAAGGCTTTGACCAAGAGTGGGTCTGGCAAGAAACGCAAAGACATCAAGAATCCAGAGGCGCTCGGTGGCTATCTGAGATGGTACGGGCCTTTCAATAAGAAAACAGGCCGGTCACGCGGATACTAATGGATAGATGATGGGCACCAATATACAAATAACTGAGGTCGAAATTCCCAAAGGTAAGGAGCTTCTAGAAGACGTTTACTTCGGTGAGTTTGCGCTCATGGAAGATGCGGATGGAAAGAAGAAACCTTATCTCAAGGGCAAATTCGGACAGGCTGATATTCCAACTGCAAACAAGCGTGTTTATCCTCGCAAGGTAATGGAAAGCCAGTTCAGGCGTATAGAAGAGGCGATGAATAATCGTCAAATGTACGGCGAGCTGGACCATCCTGGCGATGGCAAGACAAAGGCTGCTCGTGTGAGCCACTTGATTTACGGGCTTTCAATGCAGGAGGATGGTCAGTTTGATGGTGTCTGTGAGATTATCCCAGGTACGATCAATGGTGACCAGGCCTTGGCGATTTTGAGGGCCGGTGGAAGACTAGGTATTAGCAGTCGTGGTTTTGGAACTACGGTTCCGGATCATAAAGGCAATCACATTGTTCAAGAAGACTACCACTTGGTAGCTTTTGATATGGTTGTCGATCCTGCTAATGCAGGTGCCTTTCCGGATTACGTTGTCGAGGATAAGGAGGTGCTAGAGATGGATCTTGCGACCTTGAAAAAAGATCATTCTGATTTGGTAGAGGCGCTTGAGGGTGAGATCAAAGAAAAGATCGAAACCGAAGCGCGGACCCATGCCAGAGATGCATTGCGAGAAGAATTCGAAGACAAGCTGCAAACTTCCGCAGATGAAGTTCGTAGCGAAGTCGAAGAAAGTGTCAGAGAAGAGCTAATGGCGGACCCTGAAGTGGCCGGATCTTCCGTTGCCATGAAGCAGGTAGCCAGGCTTGTGGCACCCTTCGTACTCAAAGAGAATGAAGGTAGTGTCATTGCTGATCTGGAAAAACGTGTTCAAGAGGCCGAGAGGAAACTTGCAAAGGCTGATGAAGAAAAGGACAAGGCTATCAAGGAAGCAACCGAGCTTGCCGAATTAGCTAAGGAAGCTTTCTTCCATCTGTACTTGGAGCAAGAGCTTCACGGTGATGAGCGACGTGAGCAGATCGAGGGTGTGTTGGGCGATGTCACAGTATTCGAGTCCTTAGAAGACCTGAAAGAGCGTGTTGAGGAAATAGTCACGGCACTCTCTGAAGAGGATGAGGTCAAAGAAGAGTACGAGCGTGAGATCAAAAAACTCAAAGCCCAAGCTCAACGACTGCAAGAGCAGTTGGAAACCTCGCTTACAGTGGGCAACCAGTTTGCCGCTAAAGCGTACATCGAGCGCAAGTTGGCTAACCATCCACGTGCAGAAGATGTGCGAGGCTTCTTAGATGAGGCCGAGCCAATGACACAGGATGAGGTCGACCGCTTAGTGGAAGCTTTCGATGCCAGGAATCCGGTATCCGATGAGTTCAGCAAGATTCGCAAAGGACTCAATAAGGATGACAATGATGATGGCAAACAAAAGCTAGGTGAAGCTCGTCAATTGCAAGCAATTGATGGTGGAAAAGTTTTGGGTGTTAACATTGGAGAACTGGCCGAAGAAGCTGGTCTCACATCAGAGGGTTAGTCTCTCGATAGGAGGTAATTATGGGCTTTGAAGCGAGAGATATGTTGAAAAGTGAAGGGCAGATAGACAGCTACATGCAGTCCGAGGCCACGATTCTCAATGAGGACCGCAATGCGCTACTGCAACAGAAGTGGGTTGCAATGCTTGAGGGCATTGACGATCCGTGGATGAGACGATGCACCGCTCAAATTCTGGAGAATGAGAGCATCCACCTTCAGAACGCCACAAGGCGTCTGATGGAGTCGTCCTTGTCACAGAACATTCCAGATCTGGTCAAGTTCATCTTTCCGCTCATCCGGAGAGTATGGCCAAACCTGATTGCGAATGGTCTGGCGTCACTACAGCCAATGAACAGCCCCATCGGTGGTATCTTCTACTGGGAGTACAAGTACGGCACCACTAAGGGAACTGTTACCGCTGGTGACAACATGATCCAGAATTTCGACCGACATTACTCCAGTGAGTTCATCGATCAGGAGAGTATCGGTTCTGGAAGTGATACCTACACAGGTACTCTGGATTGGAGTCCGGTAAAAGCTTACGGTCTGGGCCAGACAGGAATCGAGTTCATCGGTTACGCTGGTACGACCATGAAGCGCATTTACGATGCCGATGGAAGCGGAACGCTGATCGGTGATGTGGGTGTTGGTGCAAACACCATCACTTACGCCACGGGTGTATATGCGGTGAACTTTGACGCTTCCGTAGACAACGTTGTAGCGAACTACTTCTACTCGATGGAAGCGGTTGCCGCCAACGTGCCAGAGGTGAACGTCGATGTGACCCTCGAACCTGTGAAGGCATGGAGCCGGAAGCTCAAATTCCTGTGGTCTTCGGAGATCCAAGATGACATGAAAGCCATTCTCGGTATGAACATCGAGCCTGAGATGTCCGCTGGCGTTGCCAACGAGATGCAGCTCGGTATCGACCGAGAGTTGATCATGTCCATGTACGGTTCCGGAACCACCAATACGGGTGTTTGGGATGCCGCTGTACCCCCAGGTGTCAACCAGGTAGACCACTACCGGAATATCACCACGGTACTCGGTAAAGTCAGTGGGGCCATCAATACGGCCACACACAGAGGTCCAGGTAACTTCCTGATTATCGGCCCAAGTGTACAGCCGATATTCGAAGCACTCCACACACACGGAGACCTCAAGGGCATCTACGGTCCAGACGCTGGCGCTGCCGGTGGTAAGGGTCCTGGTGTCACTGGTCGTCCTGCGTTCCCATTGCCAGCCGCTCCACAGGGATACGGCGTATACGTAATGGGTATGCTGCAAGCGAAGTGGACTGTCATCGTGGACCCATACTTCCCAACTGGAAAGATCCTTGTTGGCTTGAAGGGACCATCGTTCCCAGATGCTGGTCTGGTTTATGCTCCTTACGTACCGATAGAGATGACAGGTGCATTCCTCGATCCTGCGGATTTCACGCTGAGAAAGGGCATGAGAACCCGGTACGCAAGGAAGTTGGTCAATCCCAACTTCTACGGTGTCATTACTGTAAGCAACTTGCCATAGGGACTTTCGCATTAACAGGGTGGGGAGTGTCATCACTCCCTTGCCTTGTTAAATAGGAGGAAATGAAATGCAAATTACAGTAATAAACAATCGAGCCGCAGGCGGAGACGCTGTACCGTGTGTAGACAGTACTTCATGCGAAGCTGGCGAAACTCACGTGATGCCGGGTCGTACTGCAAGAGAAGTCGCACTTCAGATGTACCATGCTGATGGTAACGACGTGATTGTTCTGACACAGATAGAGGGGGAGGATCGAGCACCCATCGTTTGTGACATGAAGAATCCGGCTGATCCAGCGGGTGGAACATTTGTCGTTGCTGCATGCGGTTTTGATCTCGAAACCGAAGCGGGAGCCGCTGCCAATGTCGATCCTCAAATGTACATGGGTGTGTTTGATGATGAGGATTGTACAATTCCATCAGTGGATGGCACGTTGGATACGGCTGCGGTCGGAACCATTGATGATGGTGCTGGCACGAATCTGATTAAGGCAACTCCGAGTGCTGCTGGTGAGCTTTCGGTATCCTTGACAGTGACGGGTGCTCAGGATGCCTGGATGAAGGCATGGCCTGTAGGTACGGACTACATCATCGATAGTAGCGAGACTGACAAAGTTACGTTCACTCCGTAAAGTTCAGATGAGTTTTTCTATGGAGTGGCGCTCGTTTAGTAACCTACCCCCGGATGCTATTACGGGCGTCACTCCCCTTTTCTCTACAAGAGAGGTATTTCGATGAAGACCGACCTTTTCGAAGATGTAAAAGGTGCTCTATTAGAGCGTGTAAAATCTGGCGATAAAGACAAGCTGTTGATTCAGGAAGCTAAAGGTGTTGGTGATTGGTGGGATAAGCTTCCAGGGAAGCGCAAGCAGAAAGTAGTCCAAATTCTCGCCTTGGACAAAAATTCAAATCGAAAATTATTCTCCAAGCTCGATGCAGATGAGCAATCGGAGATTGAAGCATATTTCAAAAAGCATAAAGGCCGCGTCGAGAGTGTGGAAGGTAAGAGCCTTTCCGAAGAGGGTCATCACTATTTCGACGGTAAGGACTACTATGCTGACACTGCTTTTATGAATTCCATTCGAGGTATCATGCCTGGTATGGAAATGAAGCATTTAGGATTTGGTGAATTTTATCTGGCTGGTCCACAGGGCGAAGTTCAGTTTGATAGGATGCGTGGCAAGGATTTCCCTGGCCAAAGTGGACGGTCGCACAAGCTGTATGACAATAAGAAGGGTGCCTTGGTCAAGCAACTGATCAAGGCTATGGAAAAGAAGAAAAAATCGAAGCTCGTGAAGGAAGATGTTGATTTAGAAGAGGGGTGTAAAACACCTGGTATGAAAAAGCGATCCAAGGGAAAAGGTCGAGGATTAGCCAAGGGTAAAGGAAAAGGACCTTTTGGAGTGCCTATTGGTGACAAAGATGAAGATGTGGACCTGGATGAAGAAGTACGAGCAGGCCAATATTTTGTGATTGTAGACATTTCTGTGCCAGGTGGAAAACTTGTTAGGCGCGAGTTGTATCGTAGTGTGAAGGGGGCCGATAAAGTAGCTGCCAAATTGAATAAACAGGGCCGCAATGTTCAGGTTTTGGATGCAATGTGGTACGAGCCAGCGCGAGCCATAATGAAGGCTCAAGGAATGATCGGGGAAGACATCACCAACGAACTGCGTAAGTGCGTTCTTGGTGAAGGTGCTGTTTCTGTAAATGCCAAATCTATTAATGAATATTTGAGTAGTATTGTGTCTGAAATTTCTAGAACAAAAAGAGATCTTGAAAAGAAAAATATGAAGGGAGTTGTCATGGGCATCAGTGATGCTTTGGGCGATTTTCAGCATATTATTTATGAGCTTGGAAAAAATAAAGAAGGTGGTGCTAGGGCTGATCAGTTGATTGGTCAAGCTAAAAAGGCTTTGTATAAAATGGAAAGAAGTTTTTGATAACGGAGGAGAAGAAGGATGAATTTGTACAAAAAAAATCCAGAGATTGAAGGCACTGTTTGTGTAAATGGTGAGCTGATGGATGATGACTCGATTGTATTCGGGAAAGATTTTGAGATGTTTGCCGATCCTAAAACGTTCCCTGGACAAAAAGTGATACTGGTACGAGTCGACTTTAATAAGCTCGACGAAAAGCAGATGGCAAAGCTGCAACAGTTTGAAGTGGGTCGGCATCCCAAGCCTCCAAGACATATGGGGCCAATAACTACTGCGAATTTCAAGAATGCTGGCGATGGCAGTGTGAAGATGTCGAACAAGCCAGACAAGGTGACTCCTCCAAAGGCTCCGGAGCCAGTAACAGAAAAGAAGAAAGAGCCTGAGAAGAAAACCGTCGAAGAGATTATTCAGGATGAAGAGAGTGAACCTGTAAAGATTGATGAGGTGTTTTCTCAACCGGAGTTTGTGGAAGATTTTGCTGGCGTGACCGATGGGAACGTAAAGAAGGTGTTGAAGAAATTCAAGACATTCGATGAGCTGGCAAAAGCATCGAATACAGATTTGAGAGCGGCGGGTGTGAGATCGAATTTCTTTGGTCGAGTTCGAGACCGTGCGAGCGAGGTACTTGAGGAGATTGCTAAAGAGGATACGGAAGAATAACGATGCATACTATTGCGGATGACAAAAATAATCTTGCTTTACTTCGTTCTCTCCGTAAAGACCTTGTTCATAAGGATGAGGCCAACAGTGAAAAGCTAAGAGAGGATGCACGATGGGATACCTTCACCGAAGCAGTGGAGAATATCAGTTGTGCTTGCGGTAAAAGGGATCTTGGGGAATTAGCTGCGGGTGTGAGGCGAATAAAGAATTTGTTACGTCGTCCCGGTGTGCGTAAGACCCTTGCTCGGTTAGAGAGTAGAGAAGACAAGAAGGGTGATAAGAAGCCAGAGGGTAACTGTTCTTGTGCTGATTGTGGCAAGGTCATCGATGGTTCGGTCGACCCGTGTGCTGAGGGGGCGCTGTGCGTCGATTGTGGCATGAAGGATAGGGATACCCCCCCTGGTGAGAAAGAGGCTAAGAAAGACGAAAAGAAGGCCAAGAAGGGTACTGCATTTCCACCTGAGATGATGGGTCAAGGTGGAGGTGGTGACAAAAAAGGTGCTCCTCCTGGTGCTCCACAAGATGAACCCGAAGAAGAGCCTCCGGAGGAGAAACCTGCAAAGGCTCCGCCGTCCTTAAGGAAAAAAAGGGGTAAGAAGAAAAAGGATAAGGAAAAAGAAAAGGCTGCTACGAAGCCATTTGGAAAGCCCAATAAGACAATGAGGGCCGAGAGCAAACTGCGATGTAGGAAGCATCGGATGGCAGCGGTTTTTGAGGATGAGTAATGGACATCAAGGGATTTAGAGAATGGGCACGGAGAAAGCTTGGTGATGATGGTAAGTGTACTGTCAAAGTTGAGCTTACCGAAGATCAATTTGATCAGGCTTTAGATGATGCTAAGGATTGGTGGAATTCCCATCATGGATTGCATAAAGAAGCGCAGTTGAATATAGCTTCGGGTCAGAGCTTTTATGATTTGTCAGCGGTTACTCCGGGTGTAGATGATGTGCTGAAAGTATGGTTGCCGGATCGTTATCAGTTGCTTGATTTTCGAGGTTTGTATCCTGGTTTCTTGGACGTAAATGGTTTTCCGTATGGAACGTTAGGGTTACATTCAGACAATAATCCACAGGGAACCTTGGTTCAGATAATGCAGAATATTTCTTCTGCACAAAGGGTGTTCAGCTCGGACCCCGATTGGGAATTTTATTCAGATAATATGGATAAATTGAATCCTGTTAGGGAGTTGAGGATATATCCACCGCCTAACGATGGTGGAGTGGCCTATTATTTCTATCGTGTAGATCCAAAGGACATCAAGCTTCACATGTACAGCCAGAGGGACCTCTGGTTGATACGTGAGTGGGCGCTGGCCGAATGTAAGTACATGCTAGGCCGAATACGAGGGAAGTACACAGGGGGGCTTCCAGCGGCGGGTGGGGACCGTACATTGGACGGTGATACGTTGTTGGTTGAATCTAGGGAAGACAAAGATCGGTTAGAGCAAAAAATCTACGAATACGGCGGTCCAGTATTGCCGCTAGTGGGGTAGGGTAATGAGCTTGAGACAAAGAGGGCACTTAGAAGAGTGGCAACTATGGATGCATCCGTATCCTACGATGATAAAGAACAAACATCGTGTGAATCCTCGATTGGTTCCCTATATGGAGATGTTTAGCGATAGCGATGGATTCATACGATTGTCCGATCTGATTGAAGGTAAGAAACGACCGACACCGCCTCAATTAAAGAGGTGCGTGCGAGCCATTGCCAAGCAGAGTGGTGGCGATGAGCCTAGCAGGAAAGACATAAGCCGTGCGTTTGCTATCTGTACTAAGCAATTGCAAAAGCATGGATACTTGAAAAAGGGGTCGCAGAAACCGACTAAGAAAGGGTCCAAGAGGGGCCGCTCTAAGGCTGGTGAAAAAGAGCATGCAGTGAAGTTAGCTGATTATGAGAAGATGTTGGCAGGTGCAAGAAAGGGAGAAGAATAATGTCACTCAGGAAAAGAAGTTCCTTGTTGGAGATGGCTCAGTACAGTAATCGAGGGCATACACCAAGGGATGTCTATGAAACATTCATAGATCATATACGGAAGCCTGGTACGCTTGTGTGGCTGGTTGTTGAGGTGGTTCAAGGTAACCGTGAATTTACTGTGAGTGGAAGCCCGTTGAAGATAGGTAATTTTTTAAAGCAAGCATCCAAGGATAATCCTGATGACAAGATGAGGTACAGGGTAATCCATTTTACCTCAGATCGAAATGAGGCGAGGCGAAAAGCGCAGGAAGTTTAGATGAACTTGCGAGTGGTCAATGAGATGCTTCTTGGTTTGATAGAACAGGTCGATGATGACATCGACATGAATGATCTAGGTCCGTTTGGTATGGACCAAATGACCCGCAAGAGATTACGTGTGAAGCGGTTGCATGCAAAGAAAAAGAAAAAGGTTACGAGGCCGATGAAAAATCGGATGCCGTACAGCTTAAGGAATCTTCCATCGATGAAGCATTCGCATGGAGAAGAGTAGTGCATGGCTCGACTACGCAAAAGAGGATACAAGGTCAAGCCGAAGACTATCAAGCTGGACCCTTTGGTGTACGTGCAGAGAACGATTTACAAGGCGTTCCCTCGGTTCAAGAAAACCGAGGTGGAGAGACATAAAAGGCGCAGTGGCGTAACCATTCGTGGTAGCTGGCCACCGCGAGGTCGACAGATATACGATTGGGAATTGGAGTTTGAGAAGCAACGAAACAACGATGTGATTACGAAGATAAACCTGTGGGGACGCAAGGGAACGAATTTTGGAGAGACATATGTTGTTTCGATAGCGAGGGCGGGAAAGTTGGCGAGCAAAATAGCGGCATGGGCCGATGAGCATATAAGCGAGATCAAGCGAAGGGAAAAGGGAAGATGACACTTCGAAGGCGTGGATATTTGTTAGAGCAAGCTGGCACCGGCTTGGGTCGGTTACAGCAAGGGAAGCGCCTAACCGATAATAGCTTCGTAACTTTGAAGCGAGGTGATTTGTTAATCAATCGAAGTAAGCAGTTTAATGCAGTTAATGTGTTAAGAATTTTGAGCAAGGTCATGGAACCAATGCAGGGCATCAGGGCCATCTTTGTGAATCCGGATAATCCATCAGAGAAAAGAACTCCTCAAGACAAGTTCTTTTTTGTGATGGCTGATGATCTGGGTAACGGCGAATATTTTTTTGTGAGGTAGTAGTGGGCTTTGTAACTACATCCGTTGATATTCTGAGTGAAATAGTGAATTTCATGATGGAAGACAACTTGCTTATGGAAGCTCGACCGTCGAAGCTTACTCCTTATCAAAAGGCACAACAGAATCGCCGCCAAACGATAGCTACTCATACTCAGCATCCGGCAAAACAGAGTACGTTCTATATGCATGCAGTAAGAGCTATTTTTCAGAATCTGAGAAAGCGTGGGGAATCTTTTAAGGGTTCGGCCAAAGGTGGTCAGAATATAGCTCGTACCATGATGACAAAACATGATTATGCGAGTGGCAATCCAAGGGGTGGAATCAAGCTAACTGGAAAAGGTCGTAAGCGAAACCGTATGCATACCAGCGAGCCTGGACATATCAAAAAGAAGAAACAACGGGCTTACGATTACATTATGGGAATCCAGCGTAGGGCCGCGCAGCAAAAGCAGGCGGTGAAACAAAAAGCGGCGGGAGCAGGCTAATGAGATCTATCAATGAGATGACAGTATCGGGTACGTGGAAAAAGATTGGAAAGGATTCCTGGGAGATGGATGCAGGTCGAGGATGGACCATTTCTGTTTCTAAAGAGAACGGCAAATTTCGTTGGGAGGTAACGGGCCGTAGACATTCTTCCAGCGGTAAAGAGAGCAGTTTTAAAAATGCACAAAAGATAGGCATTAAGCAATATCGGCAAGTAAGAGAAGAAAGGGAAACCGAGATGTACATTAAGCCTACCACTCAAGGTGTTGAGCCTGACACTAAAGAGCAATTTCAGACGGTTGGGCCATCGCAACTCGATGATTACAAGTTGATTGCCAAGATCAACCGGCGCAACAAAATGAGGGCGCTGAATTTATTGAAGGGCAAATCTCCTTTGGGTACTACGATGGGTGAAGAGAATGAGTCCATCCTAAGACAACGCAAGCATTCCAGAGGTTCGCTGAGTGAGGCGCGGGAATCTTCATTTGTCAAAAAAGTGAAGAAGATGAGTGATGCACAGCGCAAGAAACTCAGTCCGCAGGATAGGGGGCGATTCACGAAGGAACAGTATGCGCCATATGTTCAGAAAATAGCTGATCAAGTGGCACGCACGATTAATGCTGAATCAAAGAAGATGAAGATAACTCGTGTTGACATGATGAGTGGTAAGCTAGAGCCGAATCTCTACAATGCTCAGGGGTTGCTAGAAAACCTTATTATGGAGTTGGAAGACAGAGTTTAAATGGGAACGTTAATTGGAGATTGCGATCAGTGCTTTTTAGACAGTGTTGCCCAAGAGGTTAATAAGCTTGCGGGTGTTACTGCTACGCTCTTTTTGTTTGAAGAGGGTAAGAGCATTCGGAATCCATACTATGGCGAGTCGAGAGACCGTGTGTACAAGGCCAATGGGGTAGAGTGCCCCATATTTTTCGATTCTCCTGACAAATCTCCAATCTCTGGCGAAGAAGGGTTTAGGATGGATAAGACCTCTAGATTGTTCGTTGCCAGGGCGGACCTTGATTCACGTAATTTAAGAGCTTTGAAAGAGGGCGATATTGTGAAGGTGTGGGATCTCTATTTTGATGTCACTAAGTCGAGTGCCACGATGGGAAGGTTCTCTGATTCCGGTCATACATCCCTGTACGAAGTGGATGTTGTAAGGCGTACCAAGGCGCTACCGGAAGGGGTGAATATGGATGGATAAGCGAGTAGACATGCTTGCTGAAGTGTTTGGGTTGAAACAGGAGCCAGCGGTTGCCGATCCGTTGCTTCGGAAGTTTATTGCCCTTGGTAAGAAAGCTGCAAAAAAGAAACCGAGAAAAAAGGTAGAGCCGAAAAAGAAGAGGATAACTGAGTTCGAGGATATGGGGGATTGGGTGCTCACGATGATCATGGTTGCATTGATGCATGCAAACCCTGGTAAATCTCCGGAGGAAGTCATCGAAGAGGGCCGTGAGTGGGTAAAGAAATTGTGGCAACCAAGTATGAAGCATATTTGGAGATCGCAAGCGATACGAATCAAAAGGCGTGGTATACGGGCAGAGGCCAGCAAAATACGGCGCGAGCTGTATAAGTTGTTGTAAGGAGAATCTCATGAGTTTGAGACAACGTAATTATATGGTTGAAGGTGATGGCTACGGTGACTATGAACAGAGAGAGATTAGCAAGGATTTTATTGAAGTGGCCAGAATAGCGAAAAGTGCATCCAGGGAGACTGAGAAAAACCCTGCGTGGTTGGCAGTGAGGGTAGCTGCGATTATAGACAATCTCAATTCCGTTCTCTGGAACCTTCGTGCTGGAAACAGGAAGACTCCTAAGTTGCAAAAGGTGAGCAATGCATTGGCTAGGTTGCCCCAAGAACTTAGATCTTTAACGGATCAGGGCAAAAAGTTATCGTAAGGAGAATCTCATGAGTTTGAGACAACGTAGGTATGAAGAGGGTCGGGTCAATACACCAGCTCATTTTCAGGTTGCATCTTCTGAGGTTAATAAAAAAATTGGAGAAGCATACAATAGTGCGCTCAAGCTTAAAGGCATGTTTGATCAAATGGAAGAGATTCCGAATACTCTTCGTAAAATCTATAACCGAAATATGAAAGCGATGGACCTGCTTAGAAAAGCAAAGGATGAAGCTTACCAGAGTCAGATGGAATTTCGAAGGATTCGATAAGGAGCAAGCCATGAGTTTGAGACAACGTAGGTACTCTGAGTTGAATGAAGCGGCACAAGTGAAGCTGAAAGACTTGGAACCAGCTAATCGGAAAAAGGTCAAGGCTATCCAAACATCAACGGGAGGGAAGCCAGCGTATTTCCATAGTGGAATGATGGGCGAGATTGCTACATTTAGGAGTGCCAGAACCCGTTTTGATTTTGACATATTGAAGAAGCTTGTGTCGTTAAAAATCAGATGGTTTGAAGCGCGTCCACGAGATAAAGAGTTTGATGTTGGATTGTAAAAAATGAAATTGAAAGAAGCAGCATACGAGGGGAATCTTGGGGCGATAGAAATGATGAAGTTCTATCAAAAGGCGTCCCCTACTGACATAAAGAGGATGGAACAATTTCTGCGTAAAGGAGCTTGGCAGAAAGCGTGGGACCTGTTGAAAAAAGTAACCGGGGTACTGCTCCGAGATCCTAAGTGGAGGTCGTAGTGAATCTTCAGAGGCTCAATGATTGCCTGTATGAGGCCGTTGCTGATTTGCAATTGGTTGAGGGTAAGACATCTCTGAATGTGAAAACTGCATCGCTACCTAAAGCTCGCAGATATGTGCAGAATCTTTTGAGCCGCGAAGGAAGGCTTATCAATAAGGAGTATCCTAATTTCGATGAGCACTATACAAAGCTGCAAAAGAAATGCAGACAAAGCAAGGGTATTCCGCGTATCGAAATGCCGGTGATTCGGTCCTTTAATGTAGATGCTTTTAAAACTCGCTTGCGTAGGGGCGAGCTGGATATTGTAAAGCCCTATGCGAAAGGTAAGCTGTACACTCCAACTAATTTGAACAAGAAAACAGGTAAGGAGTGGCTAGTCCTTGGGTTGAAAGATGGGAACCTCAAGGATGATATAATCAAGGTCAACGTTACAAAAACTCCTGTGAAGGATTTGATTCCTACACAGTCGGATATTTGGCTCGATAAGCTGATAGGTACAAAGTCTGACATCCAGAAGTTCAAAGGCAAGCGACTTGCTCCGGTGATTGTTTCTAAAGAGGGGTACATTTTGGATGGCCATCATCGGTTTGGTAAGAAGATGCTTATGAGTCCAGGTATTAAAATGAAGATATTACGGTTGCCGTTAGGCATTGATTTGTTGCTTAAAATAGGGCGCTCATACGGTAATGCTATGGGCAGCAAACAACAGAGGTAGCAAATGAATATTCGACAGACAAACGAAGTTTTGGGCGAGACCGTAGAGGAATTGAGTGAGGCCATGTGGTCTGGCAAGGTCAAAACCAAATGGCATCCTCCAGCGGGATTTTTCAAACAGAGTGCAAGTAAGATTGCGAGCGGTTTGAAGAAAGCTTCTAAAGACATGAAGCAGGCGATGAGTCGGTTGAATTTCTATATCAATCGAGCAGGGGGCAATCTTCCAGAACCGGATATGGCCCGATTGAATAGTGCTAAAAAGAAACTGCGAAAGCTATACGCATAGGAGTGAGCAATGAGTGTTCGACGCATCAATGAGGTTTTGAGTGAAACAGTTGCAAGTTTGACCGAAGGAAAGATGCCAAAGGTTTCTGTTTATGACAATGGAGGCAAAACAACAGATCGATACACCATTGTACCTCATGGCAAGGATTGGGAAGAGGGCCGTGGTATGCGAATGATGTTAGGAGTCGACGATCAAGGGGGCCGTGCTTTTTCTCAGTTTACCAGTGGCCAGGTAGGTCGCCATCTAGGTAAGAAGATCAAGTTTTCGGATTTGCCACCAGCCACACAAAAGCATGTGAAGATGCGGTTGTCTGAATCGGTTGAATTTGGTGAGAGTGTGGATAGAACCGAGGCAAGCGAATTGAAGTTGTTTATCGATAACGATGGCCAGTTGTATCGAGGTATGACAACTAATATCTATAAGAACCTGGTGAATAAAAAAGCGGCGGGTCGGTACAATAGCCAATTGGCTACAAAGGCTTTTTTGCACTTAGCCGATGAGGGTGCAAAACGATATGTCAAAGAGTTCGGGTCCAGGGGCGATAGATGGCATGAAATGTTTAATAAGCCAACTCGCATGCATGTAGCGGAACAATTGAGAGGTGACTTCGAAGAGGAAATGAAGCTTGGCAATTACGATTATTTGTTGATGAAAAAATACCAGAAAAAAAAGTAGGCGGTTCAGATGATGTTAGATGAAAAAAGGATTTTGGTGACAAGGGCACAGGGCGTGTGCTTTGTGTGTTCGTTGTGCCAACGATGGTATGAGGGCGAAGATCAGGGTTTGACAGACAAGCTAGGTGAAACGAGGTGCGCTTCTCAGAACGGTTGTTGTGGGCCTGTATGGGGTGGCTACTTTCAAGAGTATACAGGGCCGCTTGGTGGCTATCTTCACAAGTATTGCTACCTGTGTGGACAGGATGCTACGCATGCAATTAAGGTCAAGGGCATCGCTTTGCCGATAGGAATCTGCAAGAAACATGCAGTTGAGATTAAGCAGGTAACAGCCAGGGAAGATCCACATGGGATTGTAATTGTGGTTGCCGAAGAAAAGGCCGATCCGGATCGGTTTGAGGTTGCGGTATGAATTTGCCGATGAGGAGTAAAAGACAAAAAGAGTTGGAGGCGGTATGACAACATATGTAACTAGGCAAATTCAGTTGTTGGTTACCGAGAATCAAAACGGTACTAATCAAGTAATTAATCGTGGTGAAACACCTACGAAATTTGAAGAGGTTGATGAGCTTGCCGAAGCGGAATTCAAGAAGTACGTGATTGCACTTCCAGAAACTGACAAGGACCTCTTGGAAGGTACTACCATTTCGCTTGCTAAGATTCTCTATCTAGAGACCGACACAGAGTTGACGGTGAAGCTTGAAACTGTTGGCGATACTGGGTTCAAGGTGAAGCCAATTGTTACGGAGGATGCAAGTGAGAAACGAGGCACCCTTTATTTAGAAGGCGAATTTACCAAGGTGTACGTAACTCCCACGGGTACAA